TCTAAAAGGCGTAAATTTGACGTTAAAGATGATAACGGCAAAACAGTATGCAGTTTATATTTCAAGGCCATTACAAGGGCAGACAGAGCCAGAGCAACGCAAAGGGCTGGTAGTGATGATCCTTTAATAGTTTCTACACATATGCTTTGTCAGTTGGCAGAGAATGAAGATGGTACAAAAGCATTTCACCCAGCCGATTTTGCTAATTTGCAGAATGAGTTGCCAGAAAATGTATTGAATGAAATTGAATTATTTTTATTTGGTGTAAATCAAAACGCAACTATTGATAACGCAAAGGAATCCTAA